CTACATGGGAACCCGGACCGTCACCTTGCGCGGACGTTCGCCATTGCCCTGCACCAGCACGGTGACAATGCAGGTCTGTCCGTCCGAGGATGGCTGGGCGGACAAAAGCTGACCTCCCGTGTCGCGCAATACCTTGTTTGCCGCCGTGCCGCAGTCGCCTGCAACCAGGATCAGATAGTCGCGCGCCGGCGCGTTTGCCGGCACAAAGGCCGCCAATCCCGCTATTGTCGCGGCGATGATCGCAATGATCGGCAGTCGCGCCATGGCTTTCGGTTTCCACTCATAAGACGACAGGTGTCACGCCCCGGGATCACGGTCTTGAATCACGTCCCCGAAATCATGTCCAAAGCATTCGATGGAGTATGTATCCAAACCCAACTGAATGGCAAATGAATGGTCTGTAATGCTGACCCTCGTGGCGCCGTCATCCCTTGCCCGTCGGATGGATCGGCGCGCTCGCGACGATCCGCCCGTAGAGCGCCAGCAACCCGCCGAAAGCACCGGCAAAGGTGACCAGAATGTCGGCAAGCTCCCCTTGCGCATCAGCGTTAATCTCCACTCCCGCCACATGCGCAAGCGGGGCGGCAACGGCAATCAGCGCGCCCCAGATCGTCTTCGATTGATACCAGGCTTTTGTCCCGTCCATAGCTGTCTCCCATCACGATATTGTCAGAAATCGGCACACAAAAATTGGCACTCAAACTCGGCTGTCAGAACGCGATCGTCGCAAGCGCCGCAATGCCGAGCGGCACGGCTTGCCCGATCTGGCGGATGCTCAGGGTGAGGCTCGGCTGCTGAGAGCCGAAATCGGCAAGCTCGTCGCTCGCCGGATAAAGGAACAGCGGAGCCTCGACCTCCACCCGCCGCACCACGACGCCACTGGCCCCGAGGATCTCGACGCGGTAGCCTTCCTCCGGCTCGTCGCGCGGGATATCGCGCCCGTCCCAGCCGTCGGCATCGACGCGCCCGCGCCGGATCCAGGTGAAGCGGGCGCCCGCGTCGGCCAACCGGACGCCGCGGATATGCACCGGCGAAAGCGGCGTCTGCGCCCTTTCTCCACCGGCAAACACATGCGGTCCGGATCGGCCTCGCCCGGCGCCCAGGCTTTCGGCCAGGAAATTCAGCCTCCGTCCCTGCTCGTCACCGGTCAGCCCGAGCGGCTTCACGGCATCGTCCAGCACCACGCAGGCCGCACCGACAGCGCTCCCGGCCGCCATCGCATCCTCGGTTCCCGCCAGTCCCCGCAGCAATCCGGACAGCCGCCATCGCCCCGCCGCGATCTCCTGCGCCTCGGCAAACCCGACGATCTCCCAGATGCCGTTTGACGCGCGGATGGCTAGCCGGTTGTCGCCGCTCAACACCGCCAGTGTCTGCGCCGACGAGAGACCGCCGAAATAGAGGTCGAGATCGATCACCTTTGAGCGGTCGAACCGCCCCGTCACACCGGGTTCGAGCGCCGAGACCAGCACACCCAGCCGCGCCGGGCGGTCGAGCGTCACCCGCCTGCGATATCCGTCGGTCGTTGCCGAAGACGAAACCGCGATCCGCCGCCAGGGCCTGCAATAGGCTGCCACCGCCGCAAACCCTTCATCATCAGAGGAGGTCAGGTGCGGCAGGTCGAGGAAATGGAGGACCGGCGCAAAGGCGTCGCTCGCCGAACGCCCGCTGTCGCGCCGCGTCGTCACCGCGTCATACCGGCCAGGCGGAAGCGGCGCATTGCTCTCTGCCTCGATCCGCCGCACCGCCCCGTCCTCGACCCGCTGGACGACGAACATACCGTCGGGGCCATCGGTAAGGTGCACCGCATCGCCAGGCTCAAGCGCCAGATCCTGTGGCGGCAGTGTGAAGGAGATCGAGCGCCGTGCCACACGCTGCGCCCGCAGCACCGATTCCACCGCCCCGAGCGCCGCCTCCTCGCACAGCGTCGCCGGCAGGTCGTAGCTTGCCACCCGCTCGCTTTCGGCCGTAGCGCGGCGCGACCGTGCGCTCGCCTGCTCGTAGTCCAGAACCGGATTGTAGAAGCCGAGCACCGCTTGCGCGGGGAAATCGCTGTCGTGCCCCCGGCTTTCCGACCAGAGCGGTTCGCCCTCGACCTCCGCCACGATCGCGATCTCGCGCGCAGCAAGGCTCGCGCCCTGCCTTGAGCGGAACCGTAACAGCCCGGCATCCTCGCTGACGTCGATCTGGAACACGCTCAGCAATGGCTCCAGCAGCGCGCGCGCCGAGGTAACATCGGCCTGCACGTAGCCGGTCAGATCGCCGCTCACGCCGGACACGTCGAAGTCGTCAAAACCGTGATCGGTGAGGATGGCCGCGATCGCGTCGGCAAGCGTCGTTCCGCCCAGCCTGCCGTTCAGCCAATGCCCCGCGCGCCAGTTCTCGCCGTCGCTCCAGATCGTCAGGTCGTCGGGAAAGGCCGGAGACGGCCGCGCATCCCATGTCCAGACGAACACATGATCCGGATCGACCATGCCCACGGGTGCCGCCTCGCCCTGCCACCAGCCATGATGCGCTTCGAGAAACCGTCGCTGCTGGCTATCGGACCGCCCGCCGGACGAGAAATACGGCAGGCTGCTTTCCACCGATTTCGGATCGACAAACACATTCGGCTGGTTGGCCCCCTTGTCGACAGCCGGGCAACCCAGTTCGGTAAACCAGATTGGCTTCATCCCCGGCAACCAGGCTGTCGACGCCGCACTCTCCACACCGCCCACCCGGTTATAGTGACGGTTGCCCCACCATCCCTGGAGATCCTTGGCACGATACACCCAAGGCTTGCCCGCCAGCCCATCGCTGATCGGCGAGCGCACCCGGTTCGCCCGGTCGGCCTCGCTCGCGTAATACCAGTCGAACCCCTCGCCCGCCGCAATCTGCGCCGCCATCGCCGCCCGGTCGTCGCAGGACCGGAACCCATCCGGATTTGCCTCTGCCAGATCCTCGTCGCGCCAGTCGGAGAGCGGCATGTAATTGTCGATCCCGACCGCATCGATATGAGGCGACGCCCAGAGCGGATCGAGATGGAACAACACATCGCCGGAACCGTCCTGCGGATGGTAGCCGAAATATTCGCTCCAGTCGGCGCCATAGGTCAACGCCGTCGCCGGTCCGACAAGCGCCCGCACATCCGATGCCAAGGTCACCAGCGCCTCGACGAACGGAAACCCACCGGTCTGATCGCGGATCTGCGTCAGCCCCCGCAGTTCCGATCCGATCACCAGCCCCTCGACGCCACCGGCCGTATTGGCGAGACCCGCATAATGCAGCACCATCCGCCGATAGCCGTCCGCCCCGCCGGCAAAGGCCTCGACCTGCGTGCGCGCAACCGCCGTCCTGTCAGCACTCCCCGCCAGTCCCGCTGCCGGATGACAGGTAATCCGCCCGCGCCACGGGTAGCTTGCCTGTTCCGCCTGACCATAGGGATCGGCCAGACCATTGCCCGGCGCGATGTCCATCATCACGAACGGATAGAGAAACACCTTCAGCCCGCGCGCCTTGAGATCGGCAATCGCCGCCAGCACGCTCGCATCCCCAGGCGTGCCGCCATAGGCCGGGCCGCCTCCCGACGAGCTGACGCGATGCGCCGCGCTCCTCACCACCCCGGCAACCGACCATGGCGTGCTTTCGTCGCGCCGCGTCTCGACCTCGACGCCCGGCAGAATGCGGCATTGCCCCGCGCGCAGATCCGCCCCGAACCAGGCAACGACCAGCGCCACACTTTCGAGATTGGGGCAGAGCGCCTGCAGTTCGTCGAGCGACGCCTGCCAGTCCGTCTCAGCCACCATCGTATTGCGGTTGAGAATGCGGGCGCTGCCCTCCGCCGTCTTCTCGGTCACCTGAACCGTGTGATAGCCATGCTCGGTCGCACCGGGAATGATCGTCACCGCCCGGATCTGCCTCTCCAGCGTCCCGACCGGCCGCACCACCTCGAACTGCAGCAGCGGAATGCGGTTGCCAAACGCTTCGAGCGGCAACCGGTCGAACACGACATACGCAAGCCCACGATAGGCCGGCGCCTTCCCTTCGCCCTGCTTTGCCTCGATCAGCGGATCCGGCAACTGTGTCTCGTCGCCCACATGCACCCGCATCTCGATCGCCGTCAGGTCCATTTCCTGACCATCGGCCCAGACGCGCCGCACGCAGGCGATCGGCCCCTCGCAGAGCCCGACGGCGAAGTTGGCGAAATACTGAAACGTTTCCGTCTGAGACCCGCCCGTCGCCTTGGCGCCGGTCCGCTCCCGCGTCGCCTCCTCCTCGAACCGCATCGCCCAGATCAGCGTGCCCCCGATCCTCGCGGTCCCATAAACCCGGCTCACCGCCGCCCCTTCGTCCGCCCCCGGAATACGCGCCGTCGCAAGCCTAGCACCCGATACGGTCGAGGAGCCGTTGATCAATGCCCGATCAACGACGCTCCCCGCCAACGCCCCCGCCGCCCGCCCAAGGATCGCCCCGACAGGACCGAAAACCCCACCAAGTGCCGCACCCGCCGCCTGAAACAGGATCGTCGCCATGGAATCCCCTCACGCCGACCCAGTCGTGAACTGGATGCGCGCTAAAATTGTCAAGTTATTGGATTGTGGGAGGGAGGTGGCTGCCGCTCACTTGCTCGCCGGCGACTGCCCCTCATCCCTTGCCGTCGGAAACCGGTGCACGGCAGCGATTTTGCGGCGCCAGGAGGGCACGAGAACCGAGCGCGTCACCGCCACCTGCTCGTAGGCATGAATGAAATGGGACGGCCCGACGAAGATGCCCGCATGCTTCACCATCGTGTCCGGTCGCCAGCGAAACAGCAGCAGATCGCCCGGCTGCATCTGCCCGACGCCAAGTGCCGGTCCGAACAGCCGGATGCCAGCCTCCGCCATCCGGTCCTCACCGCCCCGTTCCGCCCAATCGGGTGCATAGTGCGCCACCGGTTCCGGCTCCTCGCCATAAAGCTCCCGCCAGATGCCGCGGATCAGGCCGATGCAATCGCAGCCGATGCCGCGCGTTGCCCCCTGATGCCGATAGGGCGTGCCGATCCAGGTCTCAGCCACCGCGACGATCCGCTCTCCGGCGGCGCTCATTCGAACAGCGCTCCGCCATCATGCAGCCGCTCGCCATCCACATAGGAATAGGCAAAATCGGAGCCCGGCACATGCGGATAGCCGCGGAAATTGAGGAGGTTCGCGAACCGCCCGCCGCACGTCGAAACCGTCTTGTCGCAACCGGCCGTCAGCGTCACCGCGTGCCCGGGAACGACCGCTTGCTCCAGCGGCAACCAGAATGTCAGCCCCGCCTTGCCGTCGGCGCGTCGCTCGTGAACCTCGATATCCACCTGCGCCCCTCCCGCAAATTGTGCGACGCCACGGCCGAAAAATCCCTCCGCAAAACCGGACAGACCCGACACGACGATGCGGCTTTTATCGATCACCGCATCCACCAAGCCATTCCCGCGCCAGGCCGAGAGGTCGACCCGGCAGCGCGCATCACCAAGGCTCGCGTCGCAGCGCCTGCCATAGACCCGCCCCTGTGGCTGGCCCAGCCGATGCGCAAGGCTGCGCAGCTCTGCCTTGAAGGCGCCGCCCGATCTGGAAACTTCGCCGATCTCGCGGATATTGAGCAGCATATGCTGAGCCGGATCCGCCCAGTTCACCACGAACAGCTCGACCCGCGCGCCGTCATAGCGCCCGCTAGCCAGATCCGCCTCGTCGATCGCAGCGCTGGCGAGCCCGCCTTCCACCTCTTCCACGCTGGCAGCCATGCCGAGCGCCTGTTCCGCCTCGCTCGCCGCAAAACCGCTCGCCGCCAGAAATGTCGTGCCGTCGAATACCAGATCGCGGTCATGCTCGGTAAACCCAAGCACCACCGCGTCGCGTCGCGTCACGCGCCAGCAATAGCAGATCGTCGTTGCCTCGCCGCTCAGATGGCCCGCCAGACCCGCCGGGATCGCCCTCATGCCAGCACCTCCGTCAATGGAATGGCCGGGATCCGCCCGGCATCGAAATGCGCCAGATTGATCTCGATCCGGTCGGTATCGAAGCGCACGGCCACGTCGAATTCGAACCCGGCCCGCACGATCTGGCCGGCCGTAGGCACCTGCCCTGCCGCAAAGGTCACGATGCCGGTCGTCGTATCGACAGCGAACGAGGTGGCTGCCTTCGCAACGCCGCCAACCGACAGGACCACCGTTCCCGCCACCGGCTTGGTGATCCGTCGCTCCCAGCCGCCGGCCGCATCTGCATAGGTCTTCGTCAGGAAGAACGCAGATGTCGCCCCATCGCCGACCCCGATCTGCTGGTCACTTGCCGAGATCGCCTGGCCCGGACCGCAGGATTTCCAGTCGACCGGATCGCGAAACCTGAAGCCGTAGAGCTGGCCGCCGCGTGCCTCAAAGAACTCCAGAACCGCATAGAGATCGGTAAACGATTTCACCCCGGATCCAGCCTCATAGCTTCGCCGCGAATCCCGCCAGCGCTGGTTGCGGCTTTCGCGTCCATTGGACAGGTTGACGATATCGGTCCGGCGCACAGGCCCGCCGGAGGCGCCAAGCGCCACCCGTAGGGGAAAGCGCACTTCATGAAATCCGGCCATCGCTACCCCTCACAATCCCCGGTTTCCGCGCGAAACGCTGCGTGCCAGCATGGCCGAAATCTGGCCCTCGCTCTTGCGAAAACTCGCCGCATCGGTCGCCGTCACGTTGAACACCACCTGCGCTCCCCCGCCGCCGCCAGCTGACGCCACGCCGAGCGCCCCATCCGCGCCGCGCCGAAGCGGCAGGATCGCCTCGGCCCCCGCCTCGCCCATCAGCCCGGTCCCGCCGCCCATCGGAAAGAAAGTCGGCGCCCGCACGACACCGCCATCGGCAAACGGCGTCACCGAACCGATCAGCCCGCTCACTGCATTGCCGAGCAGGCTTTCGAGCGGCTTCAGCCCTGCCGATAGCGAAATATCCGCCAGCCGGTTGCCGAGCCCCTTCAGCACGTCGTCCAACCCCTTGCCCCCGGTCGTCGCCGTGCTCAGTGCACTGGTCAAAGCCCGGCCGAACCGGTCCGAACGCGCCTCAAGATCCGCCATCACGCCGGACAAGGCTTCAGCCCCCGTCACGGCCGCACCAAACGTCTCGTCATCTGGATCCACAGCCTCAGCTCCCGTTCAAATTTCGCCGACCAGCCACCTTGCGGCGGGCAGGAACAATGCAAGATTGCAATTAATACTATTTGCACCTTAAGATGGAGGAGGCCGAATGCTGATCGATCGAACATGGTTCCGCAAAAATCTCGGATGGATCATTCTGTTTCTAGCTGTCTTACCGGCTGCAGCCTGGGTCATGGTTTACGGCAGCATCCACCTCCCGGTACTCACTTTCGCCCTGTGCGAGCAGACCAGATGCACCGCTCAGGACTGGGCAAGCGCGACCAGCGGTTGGGCAGCTCTGGTGGCTGCCATCATCGGAACCTTTCTGGCACATGGCCAGCTTTCGCAACAGCGCCGGCAGACTGCCTTCATGCTGGGCGATGCGCCTCCGACGATCGAGCGCGTCGTCATGCGTGACGACCAACAGTATGACTGGATCAGAGTCATCAACTGGAACAGACGAAACTTCAACATCGTCGAGGTGCAGGCGACGGTCGGGTTTCGCAACATGCCGATGGGCAGCGTGAAATTCGTTCGCAAGAACGGGGATGGCTCAATCAGGGAGCTCACACCCAGCGTCGAAGCGGGCAAACTGCAGTATTTCGTTGCCATCCCTGGCTGGATAGATCGTCAGACAACGCCCGGCGCGGTCGAGTTCCGATGCGCCTTCGATCTCAAGTCGGCTCCGCGCGCCCTGGCGAGAAAGCGCGGAAACTACATCACCTTCAAGGTAGCGATCTTCTCCGGCGAGGATCTGACCGAAAAAACCCTGAAGATCAGGCTACCTGCCGGGACGGTCGTGAACTACGTCGATCAAAGTATTGATCTAGTCAACGATCAAGGACTGCACCCGGTCGCCTCGGTTGGTCACATGTCATGAGGCGCGGGGCGAACTAGCCATCCGGAAAAGCCAGCATCAGCGTCTCCAGCCCGGCTCGCTCGATCGACGTTGTGCGTTTGATCAGACCACCGGTTGCGGCAAACAGCTCCCGTGGCGTCATCGCCCAGAATTGCGGTGCGGAAAGCCGCAGCAGGCAGAGACCGGCATGCATCGCCGCATCCCATGGAAAAGGCTCAAACCTCTGCGCCTTCCCGCCCGCTGCGGCCATCAGGGGTTTGCGGGTGACGTGCCCTCATCCGTGCCGAAGGCAGCACTCAGCAACTCGCCGACGATCCGCGCGCAGGAGAGGATCCCGCCATCGACGCTCATCGCGGCCGCCTCGTCGTCGGTAATCAGGTTGCCGCCGCCGCGCAGGCCCGCCCCGATGATGCGGATCATGTCGGCTGCCTTCATCCGCCCGGAGGAAAACCGCCCGGCGAGCTCCGTCAGATCGCTCGCCGCAAAGGCCGTTTCCAGTTCTGCCAGTGCGCCGAGCGTCAGACACAGGATCCGCCGCTCGCCGTCCATTTCAGCCTCCACCTCGCCGCGCCGGCGGTTGGCCCGTCCATGCATGCCCATGAAATCCCCCTTTCATGCTCCTACAATGCTGTAAAACTCACGACGCCGGCGGATTCGAGCGCAATCTCGAACCGGATTTCACCATTGTGCTCGCCGGAATATTCGAGCGCCGTCACCTGGAACGCCCCGGCCAGTGTCGCGAAACTGGGAATGATGATCTGCCAGGAGAGGATCGTGCCGGCAAAGAACGTGCTGCGCACCAGCGCGTCGCTCGTGCCGTCCTTGAAGATGCCCGAACCGCTCAGCGATGCCCGCTGCACCCCCGCCCCGCCCAGAAGTTCGCGCCAGCGCCCGCTGCTTTCGGCATCGGTAATGTCGACCGTTTCCGCGTTGAAGGCGATCCGCCTGGAGCGCAGTCCCGCCACGGTCAGAAAAGTCCCGCTATTGTCCACCTTCAGGAGAAGGTCCTTGCCCTTCTGTGCCACCATGTCCCAATCCTTTTCCAACCGCTTTCAAGTATTGATGCTTTCGGCTTTCGCGCCGACCTGCTACAGCCGCGGGACACATCCCCTTGCCCGCTTCCCATCGCGATATCGCATTGACCAACTCCCCCCTCCGGTCCGCCCGGACCATTGGCGTTCTCGCCATCACGCAACTCATCGGCTGGGGCACCACGTTCGAAAGCCTCGGCGTTCTCGGTCGCTCCATCGCGCCCGATCTCGGCCTCGCCAACGAAATGGTGTTTGCCGGACTGTCGGTGATGATGCTCGCCAGCGCCTTTTGCGGCCCGCTTGTGGGCCGGCTGCTCGGCCGCCACGGGGCTGCCAAGGTTCTGGCTGCCGGTTCCGTATTCTTCTGCGTCGGGTTGCTCGTGCTGTCCTTCTCGAACGGCCTGCCGCTCTATGCGGTCGCGTGGATCCTGCTCGGTGCCGGTGGCGCCTTCTGTCTGTCAGCGCCGGCCTATGCCGCGGTGGTCGAGCGTGAAGGCACGAAGGGTCGTCGCAGCATCACCATCCTGATGCTGTTTACGGGCCTCTCCGCCACCATCTTCTGGCCGCTGCTCAGTCTCGGCAACGATCTCATCGGCTGGCGCACCACGATGATGGTCTGCGCTTTCCTGCATCTGTTCGTCTGCGTGCCTCTTTACCTCTTTGCGCTGCCGAAGCCGATCGGCTGGGACACAGCAGAGGCCGGCGTCGATGCGCCCCCGGTTGCCTTTACCGCCCGGCAAGGCAAGCTCGCCTTCCTTCTGGTCGCCACCGCCACCACCATTGCCTCCTTCGCATCCTACGGCGTGTCGCCGTCGCTTCTGGAACTGTTGCGGCAATCCGGTGCGACGCCGGAATTCGCCCTGCAGCTTGCCGCAGCGCGTGGCGTCATCGGCATTTCGGCGCGCGCCTTCGATATACTGCTCGGCAAGCGCGGCAATCCGTTCATTACGGCCGTGACCGGCAACAGCTTCATGATCCTCGGCTTTCTCAGCCTCATCGTCCTGCCGTCGTCGACCGCAACGCTGTGGATCTTCATCGGGCTTTACGGCATCGGCTCGGCCGTCCTGCAGGTCGCAAAGGCGCTGCTGCCGCTCGCCCTGTTTTCACCGCGCGACTACGGCCGCCAGGCCGCACGGCTGTCCATGCCGCAGAACCTTGCCAATGCGCTCGCCCCCGTCGTCTTCACAGCACTTCTCGATCGTTCGGGTGCGCTCACGGTTCTCGTCGTCACCGTCCTTCTGGCCGGCTCGGCGCTTACCGGCATCCTCTTCCTCATGCATCTCGTGCGGCAGAGTAACCGGCTTGCGGCATCTCACTCGGTCACCGCGCGATAACGCAGCTCGACCTGAAGATACCGCGTGTTCGGCTCGCGCCTGGTGCGCGATCCCGTCCGCAACAGGCTAACCAGCACAAACCCTTCCAACGTCAGTGCCGCATCGTGCAGCAGCGTGTCGACCCGGCTTGCGATCTCCTGTGCCTGCCGACGCCCCTCGGCCTGCGACCAGACGGTGATCGTCAGCGTATGCACCTCGGCCGCTTCCGTGCCGGTCGAATAGTCGCGCGTCTCCCACTCTCCAAAGGCGATCGCCGGCAGCGTCGGCTTCGGCATCAGCCGGTCGTGCACACCCCCTTGGCCCAACAGCGCCGTCAGTGCCGCATCGCCGGTCAGCCGCGCATGCACCGCCTTCATCAAGGCGTTGGAGGCTGAGGTCATGGGGCCTGCTCCTCGCATTGGCAGACCAGATAGCGACCGGTCTCGTCAGGGTCGCGCACCAGTTTCAGCAGGAAGATCCGCGCGCCCTTGGTCAGCCTCTGCCCGGCTGCGACATCGCCGCGATACCGGATCCAGATCCGGTGACTGACCGTGCCCACCTCGGCGCTTGCCGCTTCCGTCACCACGAAGGAAACCGGCTCGATCTTCGCCCAAACGGCCGCCACCGGCTGCCAGATTACGGTCGCACCGCCCTGACCATCGGATACGGAAACTGGTGCCTCCAGCTCCAGTCGGGCAGTCATCTGGCCCGGATCGAGAAACACCACCATCACAGCCTCCGCATGCGAAAGGGCGCGATCAGCCGCTCGTAGCCATCGGGAATCCCGGCGGGCTGCTGGTCGGGCGACAGCACGCCGCGAAAGGCGAACATGTGGCCGATATGGATCAGCATCGCCCGCTTCAGCGTATCCGGCACATCGGTCCCGGCCTCGCCATAGCCGGCGGAAAAATCGATCTCGATTCCATTCAGCACCTGGCCGGGATCGATCGTCGAGCGCAGCCAAAGCCGCGCCGGTCGCCCCTTGCCGTCGAGCAGATGGTCTTCAAGCGACACATGAACCGCAGTGCCTGCAGCATCGTAAATCGTAACGCTCTGAATCGCTTGCACGGGAGACTTGAGGATGCGGATCACGCCATCGACTGGCCAGAAGTCGAGATAGAGACGCCAGGACTGCGCCATCAGGCACAAGCCCGTCTCGCGTTCCAGATGCTCGCGGGCAGTGGAAATCAGCGATCCGATCAGCGCATCCTCGTCGGCACCGTCAAGGCGCAGATGCGCCTTCGCCTCGGCAAGCGTCAGCGGTTCCGCGAGAGACAGCCTCCGCATGCGAAAGGGCGCGATCAGCCGCTCGTAGCCATCGGGAATCCCGGCGGGCTGCTGGTCGGGCGACAGCACGCCGCGAAAGGCGAACATGTGGCCGATATGGATCAGCATCGCCCGCTTCAGCGTATCCGGCACATCGGTCCCGGCCTCGCCATAGCCGGCGGAAAAATCGATCTCGATTCCATTCAGCACCTGGCCGGGATCGATCGTCGAGCGCAGCCAAAGCCGCGCCGGTCGCCCCTTGCCGTCGAGCAGATGGTCTTCAAGCGACACATGAACCGCAGTGCCTGCAGCATCGTAAATCGTAACGCTCTGAATCGCTTGCACGGGAGACTTGAGGATGCGGATCACGCCATCGACTGGCCAGAAGTCGAGATAGAGACGCCAGGACTGCGCCATCAGGCACAAGCCCGTCTCGCGTTCCAGATGCTCGCGGGCAGTGGAAATCAGCGATCCGATCAGCGCATCCTCGTCGGCACCGTCAAGGCGCAGATGCGCCTTCGCCTCGGCAAGCGTCAGCGGTTCCGCGAGAGGCGGAGTAGTCTGGGCATAGGTCATGGGGATCCTCGTCGAAGATGATATCCGGCCCTGCCCCACCCTCTCCCCGCAGCGGGAAGAAGGTGGGGATGGCCGGATGACGGGTCGTTCCGGCAAGCTTCGGTACGCCTGGCCGATCAGCTGACGGCGAACCGCACCAGCTTGATCGCCTCGAAGTTCTGCACCCCGCCGCCGACCCGCTTGGTGGTGTAGAACAGCACATAGGGCTTGGCGGAATACGGATCGCGCAGGATGCGCACACCGGCCCGATCGACCACGAGATAGCCCGAGCGGAAGTCTCCGAAAGCCAGCGAGGTCGAGCTGGCGGCGATGTCGGGCATCTCCTCGGCTTCTGCGATCGGAAAGCCCATCAGCGAGGCGGCCTGGCCTGCACTTGCCGGCGGCCGCCACAGGTAGTTGCCGTCGACATCCTTGAACTTGCGGATATCGGCCTGCACCTTGCGGTTCATCATGAATGTGCCGTTCTGACGGTGTCCGGCCTTGAGCGCGTAGATCACCTCGATCAGCGTGTCGGAGGGATTGGTCGCCTTCCAGCCGCCGGCAACGCCGGTTGCGATATAGCCGAGGCTGCCCCAGGCCCAGCTCGCATCGGCAACAGCCGTATAGGCGAGAAAGCCCTTCGGCTTGTTTACCCCGTCACCGCGCACGAAGGCATCGCCCTCCTGCTCGGCAAACACGATGTCCACCTCGCCGGCGATCCACGCCTCCATGTCCACAGCCGCGTCTTCAAGCAGCGCCTGGGTGGCGGCCGGCATGGCGTAGAGTTCCATCGTCGGGAAGGCGAGTTCGGCCAGAAGCGGCGTGTTGGTCTGCGGCCGCGCCGCCGTTTCCGCCACCCAGCCGGTGGTGAGACCCGTCGTCGAGAACGGTTTCTTCAGGACCGAGGTCGAGACGGTGCGCACGGTCGACAGCGCCCGCATCGGCGACACGACGGACACGCGGCGGCCGATTTCCGTGTCAGTCTCCGGCGGCACCAGATAGCCGCCATCGGCGCCGACCCCGACGGAGAACGCCTTCGCCTCCAGCTCGCGCAGCCCCGAATCCTCGCCGCGACGGATATAGGCGTCGAACCCCGCCTTGTGCTCCATCGCCTCAGGCGAAAGCTCGGCACTCTGGCCGTAGCCACTTCTTCCACCAAGCGGCGGTCGCGCCTTCTTCAGCGCCAGCTGGTCCAGCACCCGTTTCTGGTCGTCCATCGCCCGGTTGATGCGGTCCACTTTGTCGCGGGTCACCACATCGGCGGTCAGCTTCTGCTCGATCTCGCCGAGCCTTCGGTCATTGACGTCCTTGAACGCCTCGAACGCCTCCATGAATTCGTCGAGCGCCGCCGTCACCGTCTCAGGTACGGCTTTCACTTCCGGCGCCACGGCGCCACTTCCCTGCACATGTCCCGTCATCATGTCCTGTCCTTCTCCATTAAGCCTTGTTCTGCCTGAACGACGATCTCCACATCAGCTTCGCCGCCCGCCGCATCTGGCGAACGAGCTCCGTCTCGCGGTCGCGGAAGAAGCGCTGATGCTTGACGTCGGACACCCGTGCCGATGGCAGCATCGGAAAGGTCACGACGGAGATTTCCCAAAGATCCGCCTCGAGAATGCGCCGCACCCCCGTCTTGGCGTCGGTGCGGGCCCGTACGGTTCGAAAGCCGATCGAGAGCCCGTCCAGCGCACCGGATTTCATCAGCGCCAGCACTTCCCTCGATCGGGCCACGCCGGGCGACAGCACGCCTTCGACGAACAGCCCGCGACCATCCTCACGGATCGTCTTCCAGGCGCCGATCGGCTCATTCGGGTCGTGCTGGTAAAGCATGCGCACCCCCGGCGCGCCGCGTTCGACAAGCGAGGAGAGAAACGCCCCCCGTTCGATCCGGTCACGACCGAGATCGACCTCGCCGAACACGCTGGCATAACCGGAAAACGTGCCGTCACCGGCAATGCCGGCCAGTTCCAGATTGGCGAATTTGCGCACATTCGGGCGCATGGGCGGGCATTGCCCGCGGTCAGCGTGCATCGGAATCTCCTGCAATGTCATTGAACCTGTCGAACCCATCCGCCCGCGGCGGAAGGCGTTCGTCGTCGGGATCGCCTTACTCCCTACGCCGCCCGTATCGCTCGGCTAAGCGCGACAGCGCGCCCAGCACCCACCAGGCCGAAAGGCTGGCGGCAGCCGATCCCGCCAGCAAGGTCTCCGGCTCGGGAAGTTCACCGCTGATCCCCAACCGTGCCATCAGCCAAAGCCCGGCCGGACCACCGAAGATCAGACCGCAGGCCACCCCGGTCAGAAACCGGCTCGCCGCCTCGTGCCCGCTTTTCGGCAGCAGATAGACCAGCGAAACGCCCGCACCCGCCACCGCACCTGCGGTCCGCGCAGCCCACACGCCAAGCGTTCCCGGATCGTGCCCAAGGTCAGCCATCGTTAAACTTTCTGGGTTATGTTGAGATTGTCAGCCGGAAAGCGGATGTCAATCCGCAACCGCCAAGGCCTCGCGCATCTTCACGCGCCACATGAGGCTGGCAGGTTTTCATCAATCCCCTGAATCGCTTGAGAGGCAGCGTTGACGAGTTGAGTCAGGGGGGTGAGAAGTTGAGTCTCTCAGTTTCCGTCGTCTGCCGGTGCGTCCGCTAAAAGATCGGGCGGCAGCTGACGGCCGTGTCGAATGTGGGAAACGGAGACGATCCCCTTCTCCATCCTGTAGTCGATGACATATTCGCCGGACACGAAACGGCGCCGGCCTTCCAGCGCCTCAATCGGGCTCCCGGCTTGCGGATAGTCCAGCAAGAGCCGCATCGATCCCCGCAACTGCCGCAGCACCGCTTCGGCGGCGCGCGGATTGAAACGCTCCAGATACCGCTGCTCGCTTCTCAGAAAGAGCGCCGCATCCTTGGAAAGCCTGATCCGCATCAGGCGGCGTCGCTCTTCTTCTCGTCGAGCACCTCCGCGAAGAACTCCTCCGCATCGACGAATTCGCCGCGCGCAATTTGTTCCTCGCCCTTGCGGATCTGCAGGATGTCATTCCCCTCCGCCATCAGATAATATTTCAACGCCCGGACAATCACCCAGCTTCTGCTGCGATCGGATGTCTCGGCGATCTTCTCGATATCGTCGAGAATGTCCTGCGGCACGCGCAAGGTGATCGGGTCCGAGAGAACGGGCTTTTCGGCCTTCTTGTCAGAGTTGGCGTCTGCCATGACGATCTCCATCTGTAATACACCGTATTACAAATTACACCTTGCGCCGCGATCGCGCAATCACGCCGAATAACCCACCGCCTCGCGCTTCTCGTCCTCGGTCAGGAAGGCTGCAGCACCAATCCGCGCCCACAGCGCCTCACGCTCGGCCGACAGCCCGGCCACCCGGTCGAGATCCGGTTCCAGCCGAAGTCCCTCCCCGAGCGTATCCGAAAGCCAGGCGGAAAAGCTTGCGGCCGTTCGGGCAATCAACGGCAGCACCGTGAGCCGGTAAAGGGCGCGGTTGGCCTCCTGGTAGTTGGCATAGGTATTGTCACCGGGAATGCCGATCAGCATTGGCGGCACGCCGAGCGCCAGCGCAATGTCGCGGGCAGCACCGTTCTTTGCCTCGATGAAATCCATGTCCTTCGGCGAAAGCCCCATCGCCTTCCAGTCCAGCCCGCCTTCCAGAAGCAGCGGCCGGCCGGCATTGACCGCGCCCGAATAGCCCGCCTCCAGTTCGTCTTTCAGCCGCTGATACTGATCCGCAGAAAGATTGCCGCCGTCCTTCGGCTGGTAGACCAGCGCGCCCGAAGGACGGGCGGAATTATCGAGCAGCGCCTTGTTCCAGCCCGCTGCCGCATTGGAAAGATCGAGCGCCGCCCCTGCCGCCACCAGCGGCGACAGGCCGCTATGGTCGTCGAGCGGATGAAACAGTTTCAGATGCAGCAGTCCCGGCCCATCGCGGTCGACGGCCAGCCGCCGCGTCACCTGCCCGGCGCGATAATCATAGGCCGCAATCCATCCGTCGCGTCCCTCGACGACGCTGACCCGGTCCGGCCGCAGCAGATGCAGCTCGCGCAGGTCGCCGCCAAGCGCCAGCGGCTCCACATAGGCATTGCCGGACAAAAGCAGATGCCCGTAGAGCGTCTCGAAGAAATCCGGCCCGCTCTGGCGCCCGTTCGGACGCGTCAGAAGCGCCAGCGCCGGATGATCTGCCACCTCGCTCGTCCCCCGGTAGGCCAGCCACGGCACGGCGGCCGCAGCCTCCGCCACCATCCGCATGGCCCGATAAGCGATCGGGTTTTTCATGAACCCGGTCTTTGCCAGCGCCGCATAGGACCGTCCGGACCAGTGCGCCGCCCCATCGCCGGACACGATCGCAAAACCCGACGATAGCCCCGACGCCGCCTTGGTTTCCTGAGGCGGCGCGCTGCGGGCAAGTCCGGGCAGCCGGAATAGAAATCTCATCGTCGCATCCTTCGCTCAATCCGGGATCAATTCGCTCTCAAGACGCTCAGGCCGCCATCGCCGCATCGTCCCGCAGCGCTGCCGCGAACGCTTTCGCGTACCCCGCCACCAGCGCCGCCCGGTCATTGCCATTGATGATTCTTCGCGCCCCGACCCAGTCCGCTTTGCCAGGGCCAAAATAATCGCCCAGCTTGCGGCCGGTAAAACTGCCGGCCAGCATGCCCTCGATCAGGATTTTCACCGCCACATCCATCTCCATGGCCCGAGCGGGCGCCGCGACCAGATCAATCCCGGTCAGCTCCGACATCTTTTGGTAGTTGCGCCTGTGGGTCAGTTGCACGAGCCCGCGCCCCAGCCACGTCCGGCCATCGGCATCGTATCGCCAGTACGGCGTCTTCACCGTGCGCAACCGGCCCGAGGAATAAGCGCTTTCCAGCCGTACCACCGCAAGCTGGTCGCTCTTGGCCAGCGTTTCGCGCACCGGCTGAATCGTCGCGGCCGTCTCGTGAAACGCGGTCGCCAGAACATAGGCAAGCGCCGCGGGGCCTTCGATGGGGTTGCGCGCCTCCCATGCGTCCAAAACAGCAGCCAACCCGGCCACCTGACCACTTGCCAACCGTCCGCTGAACGGGTTCCGGCGCACGCGATCGAAGAAATAACTGCGCTCGTATCCCATGTTAATCCTACCCCTTTACCGCGTTTGAAAGTTTCAATCGGTTTAGAAAAAACTAAATCGTTTTAGTCTCTTAGGGACGATTTACTTTGCATAAAGGATATGGAACCAATCCAACCATGCGACGTTCATAGGGGCGCACCACCATGATGGTGCAGCGCACAATCCGGAGATCATGATGATGCAGCAGACCGCCCAGACAGCCGCCACGAAATCGGTACCGCAGCACGTCGTCGAGCGCATGGAATCCGAATGGAAGCAGATGCGCGACAGCGCTCCGGTCACGCCGTCCAAAAGCTGAATTGCAACTGTTGGCAGTAGCCAACTGTCAGATACAGAACGCTTGAGCGGCCCGTCCCGGGCCGCTTTTTGTTGCGCTCTCCACCAGCAGCGCCGCACCGCGTCCCCCCTCAAATCCCCCTCACCCGCGGTTCGCCCTGGCCGTCGAGTACCAGCGCCGTAAGCGCCCAGACCAGCGCATCCAGCCGGTCCGGCGAGCGTCCTGATGACAGGCCGGTCGGACCGAAATCGCACATCTGGTCTTCCAGCTCCACAAACCGTCCCGCATGCACCACCCGTCCCTGCTCGTAGAGGGCGGCGACTGGTTCCGCGCGGGCGAACTTTCCGCGCGAAGCATGCACCACCGTCACCGGCAGGTTGGCGTCAATGCTTTTCAGCATCGCCGGCACCATGTCACCGCCCTGATTGCCTTCGGCCACGACGCGGTCGGCCGAAAACCGCGCATAGGCCTTCACCACGGCCTTCGCCCAGCCGCCCGGCGTCTGGCCGGTCACCGAACAGTCGGCCAGCACCACCGCCAGGCCAGGCGAACCTTCGCTTGCCTCGACACCCGCCACGACGATGCCGCAGCAGGAGTTTTCGCCGGATCCCGAGGGCGGATCGACCGCCACGACGATGCGCCGCAAGACCCCGGTAAACCGCGTCACGCAGGCTTCGAGATCGCCACGCTTCCAAAGCGCGTCGTCGCGATCCTCGATCAGCTCGCCGCCGAGTTCCTGGCGCCCGAGCCGCGTGCCGCCATAGCGTCGCTCCAGCGCCGCAATAAATCCCGGCGCCAGATTGCCGGCGTTACCGGCAGTGGAAATCTTGATCAGCCGCGTGGCCGGGTCGGCAATCAGCTGTTTCAGCACCGGCACCGGTCGCGGCGTCGTCGTCACCAGCTGGCGCGGATCGCGTCCCAGCCGCAGGCCGAACTGCAGCATGTCGAACGTCTCCTGCGCATGCTTCCATTTGCCGATCTCGTCGCACCAGGCGTAGTGAAACTGCGGCCCGCGCAGGGCTTCCGGATCTTCCGAGGAAAAGATCTGCGCCACCGTGCCGTTTGGCCAGACCAGCCGTTTTCGCGAGATCTCGAATTCCGGCCAGTGCCGTGCCGCAATCCGGCAGATGCCGGAGACACCATCCACCATCACCTCGCGGGCATCGCCCAGCGTTTCTGCAACGAGCGCGATGCGAAGATCGGACCGCTCTCCGGCCGAGCACGCCAGCGCATGCACCCATTCGGCCCCGGCCCGCGTCTTGCCGGATCCGCGCCCGCCCATGATCAGCCATGTCCGCCAGTCGCCCTCCGGCGGCCTCTGGCCGGGAAGCGCCGTAAAAGCCCAATCCCGGTCGAGACCGGAGACGAACACGTCGAACGCGTTCTCATCCGAACCAGAAGCGTCACAGCTCTCCGCCGGCACCGCGTCCGGAGCGCGTGGCAACCCGATCACCTCAGCCAAAACCCTGCCGGCCTCCAGATCCCGCCCGGTCTTCTCCCTGGCATCACCGATGCCAGACAT